AGTAAATCACAGATCATTTAGTTCATTTACATCATGGCTACGCTGTGGCAAAGCATGGCAGTTAGAGCGTGGCTTACAAGCACCAAGTGAACCTGCATGGTGGTTCGTTGGTGGATCTGCGTTTCACGCAGCGGCAGAGAAGTTTCTGCTACAACAATTTGAAAAGACCAAAGACGATTCAAAGACAGTTGAGGTACCTTTCTGAAATGAGCAATGAGATTGCAGACCTTAGAGCCACACCAGGATCAGAAGCAGACTACCGTTCACTCGGTCCAATCAGTGTCTGTCCATGTGGTAGCGACTTGTGGAACGTCAAGTGCAAGTTTGACGATGACGGTGAGTTGGGCATCTATTTCTTGGATATGCGGTGTGCGCTATGTGACTCGCTCGCAGTTGCGCCTATGCCAAAGTTGGACGAATAATGTACCAGCGCATATACGAGAGATTTTTACTTTGGATCAACAGTTGGTCATCAGAGAAATTGAACAGTTTGTACGATTGGGACAGCGATTGCTGGCATAACGACAACGTAACATGTGAGGATTGTGAATAATGGAAACTAAAGAAGAACTAAAAGAATATCAACGCATTATGAACCTAGAGGCAAAAATTTCAAATCTTGCTCAAAAGATTGAGGAAATGGTTACTGAACTTGCTGATGAAGTTGGCAAGGCAGTACCTAGTTGGGCATGGGAAAATCGCTTGGAAGATATGTCCGATGAAGATTTAGACTTATTTATCCTTGAAGCAAGTTTGGAGCAAGACAATGGGTAAGAAACGCGCACAACTAATTACCAAGACTGCCTTTGAACAGGCATTTGTTGAGGCAGAGGTACTTATGCGTAAGGCTCTATCTGATCTAATTCAGAAAGAGATTAAGGCTGAGACTAATCCTGCTACAATTGTAGGTCTGAAGAAAGCACAAGAGATTGTATTCGGACAGGAAATTAAAGAATGACATGGGATGCCATTTGGCAAGAAGCCTTTACCAATCAGATTGCTGAGGTTGAGGCTAAGAGCGGTACCAATCCACAAGATTGGCGTCGTGGTGGACGATCATCTAAAGCCAATCCTGATAAAGAAAATGGCGCATGGTGGGACGAAAACGGCAAAAGAATGTTCTTCGACTTTATCAATGTGTGGCAAGAAAGTCACTTTGAGATTTGGCAAACACCACAAGGCATTCCTGGCATTGAAATTGAATTTAATAACATGTTTGGTGAAGTGCCTATCAAAGCCTTTGCCGATCTGATTGCAGTTACACCAGCGGGTGAACTTGCAGTAGTTGACTTTAAAACTGGTGCTTACACACCAGAAACATCTATGCAATTGGGTGTGTATGCCTGCTGCATGGAGATGACATTTGGCATCCGTCCAAGCAAGGGCTATTTCTACTCTGCTCGCAAGGCTGAGTTTGAGGAAGCATCTGGTTTAGATCGTTGGACAGTTCCATTATTTACAGAAATGTTTGCCCAGTTCGAGCGTGGACTACAGGCGCAGATATTTCTACCAAACATCGGTATGTCATGTAGCACATGCGGTGTAAAAGACTACTGTTACGCAGTAGGCGGACAACTTTCACAAATATATGACCCACTAGCAGAAGCGAAATAAGGAGAAAAAAATGGCAGCAGAAACAACAAAGTTCCAAGTCAACTTCAAGTTGGCTGACGGAACCTTAATCAACATCTATGCAGACAATGCAGCAGAGTTGGAAGCATCACTCGCAACAATCCAAGACACAGCAACACTCATCGGTGCAACCGCAGGTTCACTCGGTGGTGCAGGTAACGCCGCTGGTCTTGTCGCACAGTCATTCAACGCACAGGTTGTGAGCCACGGTTCATTCACACCACCAGCACCAGTTGCAATCCCAGAAGGTCATTGCAAGCACGGTGCGCTAGTGTGGCGTGAATCTAAGCCAGGCGCACCAAAGGAATGGAAGGGTTGGTTCTGCCCATCACCAAAGGGTACAGCCGATCAATGCGAGCCTAAGTTCGTTCGATAATTTAATATGCTGTCCTTACATCAAGCGGCAGCGAAAAGTACCAATGATTACGCGCTACTGCCTGACCTATTCCAGCCGTTAGTAACGGAAGGAATTAGGTTCAGGCGGGGGCAGATGACAATGATTGCAGGCCAGCCAAATGCTGGTAAGTCATTGTTAGCCCTTTACATGGCAGTGCAGATGAAGGTGCCAACGCTGTACATATCAGCAGATACGGATGCTTATACGACTGCAATCCGTGCAGCGGCGATGGTTACTGGACATAAAGTTGCTACTGTTGAAGCAGCCTTTGCTTCAGGTGCAGGTCAAGACTTTTATGGTCAAGAACTGGAAAGCATTAAACACTTACAGTTTGACTTTAGCCCATCCCCTACGCTGGATGAGATTGATTTATCCATCCGTGCTTACGCAGAAGCATATGGCGAGTATCCACACATGATTATTGTGGACAACGCTATGAATGTGGTATCGCTTCATAACGATGAATGGTCGGGGCTACGTGAGATAGCCAAGGCGATGCACCACATTGCTCGTGAAACTGATGCAGCAGTTATGTTGCTTCACCACACGACAGAGAATGAAGGACGGCCTGATGTGCCACCAGCGCGTAAGGCTATTCAGGGAAAGATTGCACAGTTACCAGAGATGATCTTGACAGTGGCACTTGTGTCAATGACAGGTGAATTTCGTGTGGCTTGCGTTAAGAATCGCTTTGCTAAGAATAGTGCCGATGGTTCGCAGTATGTCACTTTGTGGGCAGATGCAAGCCGTATGACTCTCTATCCTGACAGAGCAGCACAGGCAATTGGAACCTCATGGAAGGATATGCAGTAATGGCTGATGATTTTACTGGCGCAGCAATGCGCCTAGAAACTATGACAATCAATGTCAGACCAGAGGATTATGAATTGGCTAAAAAGTATTTGCTTAAACATGAAGCGCACGACATTATTGAGATGCTAGGTTTATGAGTACATACGGCAAGCGCAAAGGGTCATCTTTTGAAGTTGGCATACTAAAGTTTCTTCGCTCCAGAGGGTTACTAGCAGAGCGGCTACGCCTTGCTGGTAAGGATGATGAAGGGGATATAGTCTGTATGGTTGCGGGACAGCCATACGTCTTTGAACTGAAAGCAACTGCGAAGATGGACCTACCGCAGTTTTGGCGTGAGGCTACCGTTGAGGCAGCCAATTACGCCAAGGCTCGTGGGTTAGAAGCAACTCCGCCCGCCTATGTGATTGTCAAACGTCGCATGGGCGGCATGGAGAATGCCTGGGTCATTCAAGATTTAGAGCAATGGATCAAGGTAACCAGTGGAGAGTAAGCCTGATCTAGCCACTGTGCTAGAACATTACGGGGTGCGGATCATGCACCGCCACGGCTGGATACCTTGCAAGTGCATTATGCACGATGATTCACACGCCAGTGCAGCCTATAACTTAGACTCGCAGGGCTACAACTGTCTAGTTTGCCAAATCCTCGGCGATGTTTACGATGTCGTAGCACGCATGGAAAACTTAAAGGAGTTTAGAGATGTTAAGCGCAGAGCAGAAGAACTTGCTCACGGAAGCAGCAGAGCGTTATTCACGCAGTCTCACACCACAGGCAGCCTCTTACCTCGCGGAGCGGGGCATAACAAAGGAAGTGGCGGAGCGGTTCCTTCTTGGAAGCGTCGTGGAGCCTAGTGCTGGACATGAGCATTCGGCTGGCAGGTTGTCTATCCCGTACCAAACGCCCACAGGCGTTGTGGGAATGAAGTTTAGGACTATTGATGGCGGCACGCCTAAGTATCTTTACCCTACTGGTCAGAAGGTGGGGCTATTTAATGTTGTTGATCTGCACAAGTATTCTGACACTATCGCCATTTGCGAGGGCGAGATTGATACTATTGTACTGTCGGGTGTTGTCGGAGTACCAGCGGTGGGCGTTGCAGGCGTTTCTCAGTGGAAGCCTTGGTTCCCAAAGTTATTTGAAGGATTTAAAAATATCTACATATTTGCTGACAATGATGTTAAAGAAGACGGCCGCAACCCAGGCCAAGAGTTAGCCAAGCGGATCAAGGAAGACCTTGACAGGGCTACTGTCGTCATGTTGCCCGACAACGAGGATGTGAACGACGTGTTGCTATCCTACGGAGCCGACTGGTTTACTGGTAGAATAGCCGCATGAGATTTAGAATTTACTACCAAAAAAAGCCGCCTGGCTTAGAAGGCCATTACGGCATTCGCATTGGTAAATTTTCTGGATCTATCTGGTTGTATAAAAAAGTAATTATCTTCGGATGGGAAAAGTCTTATGAATAAGCCTAAGTCTATTCACATCTCTGGTATGAAGTATAAGATCAAATACGATCTTACTGACCCAGATGCTTACGGCTTGACAGACCCAGATACAAATACAATCTACATCCGTCCTGACATTCCAGAGGACAAGATGCTTCGCGTGCTTGTCCACGAGATTACCCATGCCGTTGTCTTTGAGACGCCGTTCTCAACACGCAAGCGGTTTGACTTGGAAGAAATGTGCGACATTGTGGGCTACCACTTCCTCAATGCGCTAAGAGATAATTCAGAGATTGTTCAGTACATACTGCGGGAAATAGAAGACGAAGCAGAGTAGTGCCACAGTTTATTTATGGCCCAAAGGATGGCGGCGAAGTGCCTCATCTACTTTGGGTACTTGACTCAATTGAAATGGTTGAGTATCGAGAAGATGGTACAAAGATGATACACTGTTACGAATTAGATCAAGAAGATAAGAATTATTATTATGCTGGAGAATATCCGACAGGGGGAGACGATGAGTGAACAACGAGTTGGCGGAAGCGATAAAATTAATACAATCTACGGGATTAAAGGTTATATCCATTCAGAACCAAAATCAATTGCTCGTGGAAATACCGCCAATCAGGAATTTGCCGCAGGCGTCTGGTCAGTAATGGATGAGATTGGCAACTTACTTATCAGTAAGCAAGCCGATTACGGCCCTGGCAATGTCAACAACGCCTTTGGTGGCGCAATGAATGGCCTGATGGTGCGTATTGGTGACAAGTTTGAGCGTCTTAAAAACTTGCTATACAGTGGCTCAACTCCGCAGCATGAGTCTATTGAAGATTCTTTTAAGGATATGGCTAATTACGCAGTCATCGCCTTGATGGTCGAGAGAGGGTTATGGCCTAAATCATGATTGAGATAAAGATGTCTCACGGAGACTTGTCCTTTGCTACGATTGAAGCAGTCGCACGCTTTAACTTTAACAGAGCCAAAGGAAATGACGCATCACAAGGTCATGCACCCACTTGGGTTGAACAAGTTGCACGCGAGATATCTGGTTGCTTGGGCGAGATAGCGATTGCCCGTTGGCAAGATAAGTTCCCGTTTGCTTTGTTTACAGAGCGTAAGATGGGTGATGTGGGCGAGTTTGAGGTACGCACCACTGCTTATGCCACGGGCAAATTGCTCATCACAGAGAAGGATGATCCAGCACGCAAATATTTGCTGGTAACTTTGCCTACTTTTTATACTGCAAATATCCACGGATGGATGTATGGATACGAGGCACAAGATTCAAAGTATTACAACACATCTATGCGTGCGCCAGTTTATGCAGTAGAGCAACAATACCTACACGCACCTGAGACGATCTATGGCTAATTGGTTTGAGGAAGCAGAGGCAGTAGCCTCGCAAGTTGCGCGTATCGTACATAGGAAATACCACACCTATTTCGATGTATCCGATGTTAAGCAGGAATGCTTGGTATGGGTATTGCGTCGTGAGAAGAAAGTGCGTGAGTGGCTTGACCCAGATCAAGATGCTGAAGCCTATAAGGGTGGCGTAAAGCAGTTGGGCAAGACACTCTCACGCCATGCTGATAGATACTGTCGCAAGCGCAAAGCGCAATCACTTGGCTATTCGCTAGAAGATGAGGCGTACTACTCGCCTATCACTTTGTCTGAATTGTTACCATTTGTTTGGTCTGATGTGGTTGAGACTCACAAGATTGATGGTGAGCGTGTATCTGGTTCTGGCAATCCTGCTGAAGGTGGCAACTATGTCATACAATTATTCGACATTCGCCGTGCGATGGCTAAGTTGGATGAGATGGACAGAGACGTATTGCAGTTGAAGTTTGAGCATCAGTTGACCTTTGCTCAGATTGCAGAAGAATTACAGGTAAGCGATACTACTGCTCACCGCAAGGTGGATGGTGCGCTACGCAGACTTAACAATCATCTCGGTGGACAATCACCATTTGAGCGAGAGGTAGAGACAGATGCCTAGTTATGACTACAAGTGTGGCAAGTGCGGAGTAGAGGAAACAGTTGAACGATCAATCCACGCGGAGTCATCCGCCCCAATGCACTGCGACAATCTTATGGATCGAATCTTTTATGCGGCTCCTGTCCGCTTTAATGCCGACGGGTTTTACTCAACGGACAACATCAGGAGATAGCAATGCCAGTAATCAACATCGTCAATGACTCAACATCGGCCAATGCAAGTCAGGATACATTTCTGACTACACAGGCAGTTAAAATCTTTGTTCAGCAAGTCTGTCAGGCGTGGAATTTGCCTGGCTATACAGTTCAGTACGGCCTTGCACCTGTGGATGGTGATTGGAATGTGTTGATTGTGGATAAGTTTCCCAATGCAAGCATGACCAGTATTGCACTTGGCTACCATGAGTTAGATCATCTTGGCAATCCAGTGGCGTATATTCGCTCTAATGCCTACGGCAAACGCAGTTATCTTGGCACATACTCCAAGCCTTTTGTTTTGCTTGGTAAGCAGATCAGCCCTGCACGCCTTACACCTGGCGTTGCTACTGTCGTTATGCACGAAGTTGCAGAGATGCTGGCAGACGCTCACATTGACCAGTATGCAACTGCACCAGATGGCCGTCAATGGTTGCGTGAGATTTGCGACCATGTATCGCCAGTTTGCTATAACATTCCACTTGCAACTGCTAAGACCAATTGCATAGCACCAGACTTTACTTGGCCATCGTTCTATCAAGCAGATGGTAAAGCACCATACAGCGAATGTAATACACCCACTGCGCCATTTACCTTGCCTAAAGGTGCGTATGGTTATTACAAAACAGCGTCAGGTGGGGTTGCTCCACTTTCTGCAGCCTCTGCTAAAGTACCTGATGTAGAATAAGTTTGGGTAATAGGGGAAGTTACCCAATAAGAAAAAGCCACCGATAAATCTCGGTGGCTTTTTTATTGCCGCTACAAGCCTGGAAGGGGTAGCGAGCGGCAAATCTATTTTAGCGTAGCCATCCACTTTTTACAAGCGGCTACATCTTCATCAAGCGTTAAGTATCCATAGATTTTGGTGTTATCCAAATACTGCGGAATGCCTAGTTTGCGTAAGTTGCGACTAAATATAACATATTCGTAATCATCTGTCCCATCAACATAACTTATCTTTTTAAGAATATCTTTGCGGATGAGATAGGTGCAGTGAACCACATCACACTGGATCAGCCCGCGTACGATGCCGTTGAGGATTGAGTAATAAGCGTGATTGTCCTTGTAATAGCCGTTAGGCGTGGCTAGGTTATGGAAGTTGGCATAAGGTGTATGTTCTTCTTTGCCTACCGCATAGCGGATCAGAGGGGCTACTACAGGCAAGTTGTAACTGACCAGTTGCTTTAAGGTTGAGCCGATAACAAAGTTATCCACATCGCAGGTGTAGTAAAAGTCTGCTTCCCAAAAGATAGCCTCATCTATACCTTCTTGGCGTAGTCCTGCCAGTGCTTTAAAGCGCGTTGGATTCCACTCGTGTATGCCGTAGTTCTGCACTGGCACATCTATGTCGCTATCGTCAAAGGTAATACTTTTCCACTGGAACATATGCTCATCCGACTCCCATCCGCGTGCAGCGCGGATTGGTTGCTCGTAGATCCAGTTTTCGATGATGGCTGCTGTGTCATCGTTGTTGTTATTTGTGCGAAAGTGTAGATAAATCTTGTCGCGTGGATAATCTAGGTTGTCTAGGTTCTGCTCTAGCCAATACTCCATCACATCTGCCTTATCTTTGGCAAGGATATGGATAAATACTGTAGGTAATTCGTTCATGCCAATTCCCTTTCAATAACTTTAATGGTTGGGCAGGAGAAAGATTCGTGAAATTCGCACGCTTTACAGGTGCCTTGCACTTCGCCTGGCTTGTGTAATTCCACCAAAGCCTTCAAGGCTTGCCATGCGTTCCGCTGGTCAACTGTATTCTCGTAAAATTCAGGCTTGGTGTAGTGAACGAGATTAGTCCAGTATTCTTCCTGCGCTTTAATTTTCTTCAATAGTTCGTCGTGGGTCATGATGCGCTTTTATCCCCTTCCAATATACGCAAGGCCCAATCTAGGCCGTGGTTAAATCCATCCATCCATTCGTAGTCTTTATGACCCAATGGCATAGATGTCTTTGCATCTTCTATCTTCTGCTTTGCTCGTTCAATGTCCATCAGTACCACCCGACACGCTTCTCGTGTGCCAGAGCGTTACAGGCGTTATTATTCCAATGAGTTTTGATATAACGCAAGCCCCATCGGATCTGTGTTTGGTAGTCATACTTATAGTCGCGGCCAAATTGCGCCATCTTGCTGGCTGGCAGGGCTTGAGGTATGCCTCTTGCCCCGCCATCCTTGTTTACTGCGGCTACTCGCCAGTTACTTTCCATCGTCCACAACTTCACGAGACAACGCCACTGACGGGCGTTGCCGCCTTGCCGTAGGTACAAAGTATGGGCGAAGGGTTTAGCGGGCGTGAGATGGTCGTTTGCGGCCTTTGTAGGGCTATTTGAGAGCCATACTGCCATCACCATGATGGTGAAGAATCCGATGGTTGCTCGGCGCGTCTTGGGCGTTGTTCGAGGTACATTTGTATAAATGATGTTGGCCTTTCACTACGGGGAATATCTATTAGGGTTAAGCCTTTCGCGGTTGCCAAAGCGCGAAGGTTGTGCTGCCAAATGTCGCCTTCTGATCCGCGACCTGTTGCACCAATAGCCTTTCTTCTTTCAAAGGGTAAAGTTCCGCCATATATGCCATAGTCTATGCTGGACATATCTTGCATAGCAACTTCAACACACTTCTTTTTTATGGGACAAGTCTCGCAAATTTGCATAGCGAGAAGTGCCTTTTTCGTCTCTGTTTGATCTACAATGATCCGCTTATTTACCTCTGAGCGAAGTTTCATCGTTTCGGGGAACCAAATATCAGGATCAACGCCATTTTCGTAGCAGGCTGCTCTACTCATTGTCACTCGCCTTTACATCAAGGTCGTGGTTCATATCGTAGATAGCCTGATTGTATCCCGTTAGCCACGCCTCGTGCAAGGCTCGCTCTGTAATCTTCTCAATATCACGCAATACTCGCGTGTTTTGTTCGCGTATTGTCACTTAGTTTCCCTTTCATGGTTGCCCGTACGATTGCGCGGGCGGTAGTGGTAGTTAATCCGTATTTCACGGTTTTGTCAAGAATAAAAACACCCGCGCTGCGAGAGTGAAGTGCAAGCAATTCACTCATCACGCGTATCAAGGGGCTTGATACGCTGCCAATGGCGTATGCGCGGGCGTAGTTGATCGGTTTAACCGACTTACACGGCTTGATCGGTTATTTTTTCAATACCCATTTAGACATTTTTGTCGTGTATGTCTAATGTGTTGCTTGAGTGTTTCTTTAAATGTGGGATAGTACGAGACAACACCACAAGCGGGGCAGGTGGCTATCCACTCGCCCGCCTGTGGGTCGTATTCGTAGCAGGATTGAATTACAGCCACGACGGCATATCACCCGCCTCCAATCTTTCAATCTGCCTAGAGGCGCGGATTAGATCAACAAGGGCGGTGACAGTTTCGTCTAGCCTGTCCTGTTCGGCGTTGAGGCGGTAAAAGTCCGCCTCTGCCTCTCGTGCTTGCTGTTTCCAATAGTCGAGGCGGTTCACAATATGCCTGCCTCTCGTAGTGCCTCGTTAATTGCAGGCGCAAGTTCAAGGGCTACGCCGTCCCCTTTCTCTAATCCGTTTTCAGCAATAGTTACCCGATAGGCTAAACCTGTTTCGCTATCGGGTGCGGTGTCGGGTAGTTCTTCAATCATTAAAGTGTAAACAGTTGTCATTCTGTGCCTTCCGTTTCTTTATCTAGGTTGTAACTTAAAAGCAGTTCCAAATGGTCGAGAAATGCCGTTTTTTCGGCTGTGGTGCCAAAGGTGACAGTTACCTGCAAAGCCTCGTCCCCGTTAAAATCTTTGGACGGCTCGCAACTGTCGAGAAAAAATGTGTGGTAACTAATCACTTATTTCTCCCTACAGTTGCAAGTATTGAGCGGATAAAGGCAATCGCCACAGACGGGGGCAGGGCGTGGGCAATCCTCATAAGGGAATTGTTCTTGTTCTTCACAAGCGCACCAATTAAACGCCTCGACTTGTTTAGCGTGGGTCAATTCGGCAAGTTCACCCCACGAAATAGATTTTTGCGTCATTTGCTTAGCCCCTTTACATATTCGCGAAATAGGCGCGTTGCCTCTTTTTTGGTGTAGCCCATAAATTGGCGTCGTTCGTAGTAGCCACCGACGGAGGCAGACAACACCCACGCGCCTTGAAAGGTCTTTTCGTAGTTGATAGTCATTTACTCGCCGTCCTTTTCCAATTGCTGCTTGATGTCTTCATAAGTACCGCGAATCTTGTACGCGCCGTCTTTTTCGAGAGTGTAGAACGGTTCGTTTAATTCCAATTCGGCGAGAATCTCGCGAGCAATGATGTCGTAAGGCGCGACGCCCCACCCGAACATTACCTCGCGAATGAGCCAATGTCCTACATTATCAACGTCATTCATTGCGTTAATTACGCTGCTTTCGACCATTTCGCGGATAAAGTCGCTAAGTAGCGAGGCACTCGAATTCGAGTGCTTGCGAATCTCTTTTGCTCGTTGTTGAATTTTTTGGTATGACTTTCCGTCGTTTTCTAGAATCATCGCAACATCAAGTGCAAATTGTTGTTGCGGTGTGTAGGTGTTTTCCATTTCTAGCCCCTTCCAATGGGTTTTGGTCTTGCTGATCTAGCAAGCCACTACAAGGCAGGGGGTAAGCCCTGCCCTGTCGTTGCTGTCTAGTTTTTTTTGAGCCTCGCTACAGACGCGTCTCGCTAGGCGCGTCAAAACTACTTAACGCCCATCCTTCCGCGTTAAAAAGGGAAATAGCGTCATCGTATTCTTTCTGTGTTTTGAAATACCCGCGCAAAAGTATGCGCACAGTTTCGCCTTCTTTCGTTGCTTTAATAGCCATTTTCTTAATCCTTCCATGTTGTGCCACACGTTACGCCATCGGCGGTGTGTGAGCAGGTTGTAATTCTCCAATGGTGATTGAGATAGTTCACTGTCAAGAATAGGGCGGTGACTGCTAATAGCCAGACAACGAAACGCCCGCGACGTGTAAGGCGCATTATGCGACTACAGCCGTGATAATGGATGAGCGGTATTTCTCAACAATTGGCACGAGGTAATCGTGAGCCTGTGCCTTAGAGATAAAACCCGTGTCGCGTAGGTAAACACGGCGTGAGCCGAATAGGCGAAATACTACCCAATCGCGTGCGTTTATTTTTTCTATGCCAAATGGGTAGCCTTCAATCATGTAGGTATCCCACACACTTGCGGTGTCTTGTGCTAGTTTCATGTTATGCGCCCACCTTTTCTAGTTGTGATTCAATGAATGTTCTGAGTGTATTGAGAGATTCAAGTGCTGTCAATAATTCAAGTTCGGTCATTAGTTGTTCCCCCATTGGCTTACAAGGTGTGCAATCATGGCAGGGGTGACAATAACCTTTTTGCCTTCGTTGATCTTGCCAAAACAGTTGCAATCCATAGAGTCAGGATGTCCACAGCGGACATACTTTCCGCCCTTGTACCAGGCTTGATTGTCGTAATCGTAGCCGTCTTTGATTGTATCTAGCGAGGTTCTGCTCATTTTTTACCCTTCCATAGGTTCGGCGGTGTTGCCGATAAGAGAAAAATACACGCCACAAAACAGGCTGTCAAGCCATTTTGAGCAAATGAC